TGTGGTAGAGATAAAACTAATATAGCTAACTATGAAAACCCTCATGGTTGGGGATTAATAGCTTGGAAGAAAAATGCAAAATCCTCTAAATATTTCGATAGTTACAAAGTATATTTTGTAAAATTATCGGGCGAAGAAGAAAACTTCTATAAGGTAGGGAGGACTTACAACACCATAAAGAGACGTTTTAAAAACGATATGCCTTATGCATACGAACTTATCCACGTTATATCTAGTGACGACCCTAGCCTAATATTTAAATTAGAGAACCATCTTCAGCGAATCTTCAAGAAATACAAATATACTCCTAAAAAGACTTTCGATGGTAAGTCTGAATGTTTTTATTTTGACAATCAAAATTTAATCTCTTCTGTCATTAGAGAGATGTCAGATTATTCGGCTTAGGTTAATCTAATAGGGTTGGTTTTCTTCTTTAGTCTGACCTTTACCAAAAGGAAGCAGGGAAGATGCCATAGGAAGCAGCATCGAGGCTGTAACTGCGGCTCCTCCAAGCCCAGCAACCTTACCACCCCAACGCTTAGCTGTGTTGCCAATTTTGCCCATAGCCCCAGCCGCTTGATTTGCATTAGTAGCTTTCGTAAACGTCTGATTGTAGTTTTGGCGGTTATTTGCAAACAACTCCTTCGCATCTCCGCCAGCAGCTACTTGTTTTTGGATAATCGGCACATTTACATTCTGATTTCTTTTTCTGACGGCTTGCCCAGCAGTTTTTACCCTATTAAATTCTTCTGGGTCATTTTGTCTAAGGTAGTTCAGACTATCAGCAGTTCTTTTTTGCTCTGGGCTTAGCTCAAAGTTTGCAAAGTGTTGCATATTCTCTTTTCTGTGTTATTATTTACAACAATTATACTACCTACAAACCCATGCTAGCAGAACCCCCCGACCAGCCCGAATCCCAACTCGACTTTTCAGTACTTAGCAAGCGTATTGCCGAAGTAAAAACCTCCACCTCAGCTATTTCTGAGCAAGACTATGTAGCTAGTGAAATGGCTAGGGACTTTTTCAAGAACAAGGTACTTCCTATTCTAAATACCCCTCAAATTCACCAAATGTTGCAAAACCCTGAATTTGTAAGGCAACTTGGGGAGGTTCTTGGGCAAGGATTTCAAGGTGCATATATCCTCGGTAAAACTTCAGTTCGTAAATCAAAGCCTAATGAGTAAAATTATCTGCTCATATCGCGGCACACCACAAAAATCGACAGTCGGGCTACCTATTGGCGTTCGACTGTTTCCTCCAGATGCAAATTACTCGTACAGTCGCGTTGAAATCGAGACGAAAACACAGTTGACACCTGAACAAGAGCGCAAACTGTTCAAAATACTTGAAAATTGGTTCTTACAACTGAAAAAAGAGGTCTAACATGAAATTATTTCGCATTGTTCGCAACGAGTATTGAGACGAGTATGGTCAATTGGCTAAAACTCACTGGACTGTCTTAGAGCAGCGTAAATTCCTTTGGTGGTACTACTGGAAGACGATTGAATCACAGTCAGACTGGGAAGGTTTTTCTTTTCCTATAAACTTTGACTCTTATGAAGATGCCTTCAAGTTTGTCAAGGAAGTGCTTTTTCTTAATAAACCTTACTCTCAATTTGTAGAGATTATCCAAGACGAGTTTACAATCTCACCCCTAAGATAGTTGCCCTAGCCTCGCACATTCAATTACATTAATTACACACAAAAGGAGAACGTCATGTCGATTATTAAACTGCAACAAGCTTACGCTGACCAAGTTCTCGCAATGATTGAGCAAATTGACCGCCACGCCATTATTGCTGGTGGAGCGCCTCGCGATTGGTATCTAGGACGAGAAGCTACTGACCTTGATGTTTATTTCTATGCTGGTGGCAGAAGTACTAAGACAATCTACGATTTGTTGATAGACGTTGGGTTCAAGTTGGACGGATACAAAGATTTTGGTGAAGTAGGTATAGGCTACGGCAAGTCTCCTGAAACTAAGGTGATTTTTGAGCCTCTAGACACTGCTATTCCCGTTCAACTAATGATGATGGGACAAAAGACGCACGATTCGGTTTTAAGTTCCTTTGCTGTCAACTTATCTCTAACATGGTATAAGCACCGAACAATCAGCACAACTCCTGAATTTGACGCTGGTGTTAACAACAAGTCTATTGTGCGCGTACATCCTAACTATCAAGACGACGACCCATATATTGAAAAGGTTCGCTCTAAGTTTCCTGACTACGCTTATTTTAGCTCTGATGATAATTATTTCAAGATTCATCCTGAGCAAATCGACAACTGGACTTACAGTATGAAACGTGCATCACTTGAGGCTAGTACCAATGAGTCTCACCTCGACTGGCTAGAGGAAAAGTACGACCTAGCTGCATTCTAAAAATGCTTGCAGAAAAGAAAGCTTAGATGCTAGAATTGTAAAACTTAAAACGAGAAAATCCAACGTGACTTTAGATATTACTAAGTTCCCGACATGGGAAAAACAGGCTGTGACAGGCAGAATCAAAGACTGGATGAAGAATAGCGGCTCACGCTTACCAGTTAGCTGTACAGTGTTTGTGTGCGACGACAACAACATCGACGAAAGCTTCATTTTCACCTCGAAGGCGTTACGCAATGCGGCAGGTGTGGCGATTCATTTACCTGAAAATATCGTTCCAATCAATCGTAAGTTTAGCTGGCGCGTTTATCTGGGTGAGAACTGCTCTGGTGATTATGATGCCTCTTACGAAGAATTAACTACACCCCCCAAATCATACGAGTATGTAATTTCTGTTGCTGATTCGATGGAACAAGGTAAAGATAATATTTTGTCAATTGAGAACTCTTGGTTGGCGTTCCTTAACTACTCTGGCGATAAATTTGTTGTCGTCGATTTGAGCCGCCTACGCAAAAAAGGAACCACTAACCCACAAGGATTGACCGCTTCTGGTGCAAGCAGCTTCAAGGCGATTTATTCTGCACTATACGCTTACATTTCCGATACTTCACTGACCACTCTTTCTGGTGTCTACAGCACTCTAAATCAGGTACTTCGTCGTGGAGGCATCTTCAAAAATGGTGCAATCACACTCCATTACGACTATGACTACCCATACGTTTCCGAGTTTTTAAACATGACTCGCGAACAAGTCTCATGGGCAAAACGCGCTCTCAATGTTGATGAACATCTCATTACTTCTCATCCTGAAATTCTCGCTGACTTAATCGAGAAAATGCAAGGTGGTGATGTTTGGCTTGTTAAGAAGTTGTACGACGCTAAGGGCGAACGAATCTATCTGCAAGTTTGCCTTGAAATCGCAATAAAACACAAAGCAACGTGTTTGTTAATGCACGGAAATCTTGGCGCTTGTACCATCGAAGAGATTCCTCAAGTAATGAAAGAAGGTGTAGAAATCCTATGCCAACTTCACGCAATTACAGGTGTTGGCGACTCTGGAATTTACCTTAAACCAGAAGAAGACCGTCAGATTGGTTACGGCTTCCTTGGTTTGGCTAATCTACTGGCTATTGAAGAGGTAAGTTACAAAGAGTTTGTAGAAGCTTTTGAGTACTTCTTTTCTGACTCCTTTCTATACTATGAACCAACAGTAAATGCCAAAGCTTTAAAAATTGTTGAAAATCTTGTATCGGGGTATCACCAAGGAGCTGAAATTGCAAAACTTTATGGAATGGAACGCGCATTCACTATCGCACCGACGGCAACTTGCTCTTATAACTATGTAGACCGTGAAGGATACACGACTGCCCCCGAAATTGCACCTCCAATCAATCGTTTAGTAGAACGAGACTCTGCTACTTTTGGTGTCAAGAGCTACGACTATCACCCCAAGACTGAAATCGCTGCCGAAGTAGGCTGGGAAACCTTCTTTAAGTTGAACAGCTATTTCCAACGCTTGATGGACTCAACAGGTCTTGGTCACTCGATTAGCATGAACTGGTGGAGCGACATAATTTATGCCGACCAACAATTCATCCAAGATTTCCTCGATAGTCCAATCAAGTCGCTTTACTATTCTTTACCAGTAATGCCCGACACACAAAATAAAAGTTCTTTTGCTGTCCCTAGTGGCGAAATTATTGACTTTTCTCTATTCGGTTTTGAACCATCTGCTGAATCTTCTCGTACACACTGCACATCTTGCTCGGAATAACGCCATGACTTCTAATTACACCGACCTACTCACCAAAAAACGCAAATGGACACCTGTTCGCCCAACTTATGAACCCGTAGTGGAAGGGGCTGAAGATGTACTTGCCAGAGCCTTGTCCCTAAGAGCGCTCGAAATCCCTGTTGGTAACTTTATCGAAGCTGCTACTAAGAAGGAAATCCCTGCAAATAGCCTCGAACTTCTTGAAAGCAATATTGTTGACGAGATTCGCCATGACCAAGCACTGCAATTCGCCGCAGACTCATTCGGTGGTAAACTGCCGAACTATGACAAAGAAGCAGCCGCCATCGTCAATGCTTGGGTAAATGCTCCCGAACATCCTGTACTCAAGGCTATGGTGCTTGAGCGCTCTGTATTTTTTGTCCTGCTCCCTATCCTACGTTTTCTAGGTAACAGCGCCCTTAGAACCGTTTCTAGTGACATCTCAATGGATGAACAGATTCATGTTGTTACCAATTCTCTTTTCTGCAAAGATATGGGTATCGACTTAACCGCTAATCTTGACCGTCTTCGTAAAACTACTGTCGCTTGGATGGTGGACAAGGTTGGTGAAGTAACCGCAGCAGCTAACCTTAATCATGCTAGCAAGGATTTTTGGATTCGCCAAAGTGATTCGCTACTGTATCGTGGAGTAGCCCCTGAGCTAGTTGAAACACGTAAATCTCGGATGCCAGCGTTTTTCGAGCAAGCTAACGAAAATTTACCGAACTACGTCTAAGATTTTTATATTTACAACTTGAGAGGGATGCTATTATCCCTCTTTTTATTTATAGTGACAATATGACATTCTTCAACTATCGCTTCCACCAAAAGGTGAATTATGTCTGACCGAAATATAATTCTTCAAAAACCTGCATCAATTGACTTTGGTACTAAACATAAAAATACCGCACAAGTCGTAGGCGATTTTGTCGAAATTTACGATTCTTTTGGTGATTTAATTTGTAAGTGCTTACTAACATGATTGACCCTACACTCGACGGCAAGACCCACATTAATATCTATTCTAAAGGTGCTACTCCTCTTGGCAGATTTCTTACGAACTTTGCAAGACATGAACTTGTACTTCCTGAAGGTACATTCCAATCTTTAGAGGGATACTGGTATTACTTAACGACCAAAGAAAAGTCCTCTGAATTATTTCATTTGTCAGGCTTTGATGCGAAGAATTTGGGGATGATGTTAACCCAAGTAAAAGTACCACAAGAAGAGTTCCAAGCCAAAATCAAAAAGGCTATGGACTTGAAAATCAAATCTAGTCCTTATTGGCTTGAAGAGTTTACCAAATCTGAATTACCTTTTGTTCATTATTATGTGTTCAAAGGTGTCGTGAAGGACGTTACAGATAAATACCGATGGATTATGAATCACTGGGAAGCACGACGCACATTACTGAAAGAGAGGCAGAAAAGAAATGGCAATTAACCCTAAACTTGATGGTGTTGGGCATATTAATGTTTGGGCTAAGGGCGCGACTTTTCTAGGCAAATTTCTTTCACACCGCACTCTCTGCGAATTAAATATGCCTGAAGGGAGATTCCTATGTGTTGCCGCTTACTGGTATCATCTAACTTGCAAAGAAGATAGCCGCCTTAACCGTGTCCACGATTGGGAAACTGAACTTCTTGCTACTCAACTCACTGCGCTACCTAAAAAACAGCAATTACCCGCAGCCGAGCTTCAAGCCAAAATCAAAAAGGCGCTCGACCAAAAAATCAAGTGGAGCGAATACTGGCAAGAGGAGTTCACTGACTCAGAACTTCCTTTTCTGTACTATCACGTAGACTCTGATGGAAATGTGGTTGACGAAAGCCGCAAATATCGATGGTTATTGAACCACCTTGAAGCAAGACGTACATTACTACAACAGAGGAGAGGCGATGCAAATACTATCAGCGAGTGCGGTTAGAGATATCCCCAAACTTGAAACTAAAGACAGAATCAATAGCCTAAAATATTTGTCTGCCTTATTCTTCCAATTACAGAGTGAAGGGCAAAATAGTGTTGTTTATACTACTTTGCGAGGCGAATATCTTTTAGATGAAACTAAAGTTCGCTTACAAGACTTGGGTTACACTATCACAGATATGGGTACGAGATGTGAATCTAACTGTAAAATTTACGAAATAAGCTGGGAAAACCATGACAACAACTAACTACACTTCCGCCGACCTCACCTACGCTTTTCTACTGCAAGACATTTTGAGACTCAATAACGTGGTCGAAACACGTAACCATTCGTGCTACTGCAATCCCTTTCTTGATAACGTAACATTTGACTCTCTACCGCTAATCACTATCCGCAAGACAGCATGGAAACTCGCGCTGACCGAGATGGAGTGGTTCATGTCTGGTAGCCTCAAATGCCCTGAGAAGTTATCTAAGTGGTGGGCTGGACAACTTAACAAGGACGGCAACTACATAAACGGGTATGCTGAACAATTTCGTAACCAAACTACTACAACCTATGGCAGAGATGAGCATGGGATGAATGAGTACGACCTAGATGGTTTTGACCAAATCGCTTACATTCTCGACGGCTTAAAAAATCACCAACACTCCCGCCGCTTAGTTCTGACATCTTGGAACACAGGAGAGATGGCTAACATTACGAAGACCAACAATAACCCTCAAACCCCAAGTTGTTGCCATTCCACAGTACTTCAGTTCTTTGTTGTAAACGGTGAATTGCACATCAAACATTATGCCAGAAGTCAAGATATGTTACTTGGTTTTCAGGCAAATATCGTACAATACTGGGCTTTGCTTACTTACTTCGCTTTCCACAGCAATTTAAAAGTTGGCTCACTCACTTGGGTATTTGGTGACGCTCATATTTACAACGAAGAATCTCACATTGAAGCTGCTAAACAGATTATTGAATTTGGTAACGGCACTATAAAATATAAACCTATAGGGTCGTGCAACAATAATTCACCCATGAACCCGCCTCTAAAGCTGGTCTACAACTACTCTGGTGAACTAGATTCATTTGGCACACCAAAATTCAACGCTGCTGACTTCACTATTGAAGGTGAAATTCCTAAACCAACTGTATTAACCAAACCTAAGCTTCTATAATCTATTCCTCTAGATAGATACAATCCACAGTTACATGATGTTAGCTTGAGAACAGTAAACATCGTGTAATTTTTCTATGTTTAATTTCATAGTATTTCTCATTGCAACTTTCGGTACTGTAGCTGTATGTCAGTTGATTATTTGGCTTGTAGGTACTGACGGGAGCAACAAGTCTTAATGGTAAAACATGACATTAGACTTCGAGTCAGCAGCCTCATTCGGCAACTAGATTACCCACAAATCAAGCTAAAACGCCTTGACATCGACAAGCTCCGCAACTGGTGCTATATTAACTTGCCCAAAGCAGTTGAGAAATTCAAGCGCGACAGATTCGACCTCAACGAAGCAACAACTTGGGAGGAGTTGGCTGCATACAACACCATTCTACAAATCTACGGTAGAAAAGTAGCTGTATACTTCACTTTTGGATGGCTCGATTACCAAGCCGTCAAAGAGTTTATCCAATCTAAAAAGGGGGCAAAGTTTCGTCAAGAGTTCGGACTTGACCATCACAGCGCTATCCTACTGTCGCCCCAAACATTCTTTTCTGCTGAGTCGTTAGACGAATTTTGGGTCAGCTTCGACCTGAAAAGTGGCAAAGGATATAACTTCCTCGACTATTCGCATTACAATGATGATGAAGATATGGATGCCTCTCAGTATGATTGGCTCAACGAAGCGCTAGCCGAACAAGAGAACGAAAAAATCAAGAATCCTTACGAGGACTTGAATCGCCGTACCAGCACAACACGTAAACCAAAAACAACAAATGTCACTACTAACAAGCACTAAGCGCTACACTCGTCCACAAACGCAGCAAGACCTAGAAGTATTGCCACAAGCCAATACCTTAATAATTGTGCTCGAAGCTGAAGAGTCCCACCTGATAAATGAACTACTCGATATAGCCGAAGCCAAGAGTCGTGAAGGGCACTTACGAAATCGTCTGAACGTGGTACAGAACTCTCTTTCTGCATTCCGCGCACTGGAAGCTGCGCCAGAGCCTGTGCAAGAGCAACAAACACCTCCTCCTGTCGTCACAGAGAAGCGTATTCGGAAAGCCGCTACCACAAAGACGGTAAAACCTACCCCAAGAAGTATTGCACCAGAACCAACTGTAAGCGATACTGAAAATATCAATCTTGTACATGACGATTTCGCAGCATTTCCTGAATAACTAATAATTATGCCCAACAGTTTTTATCTTTCTGACCTAATTGGTGTTGCTGTTAACCCTGAGTTTGTTAATGCAGCCGTCAAAATCAACAAAGCTTTTCAGGAGCTAGATTTACCTAGCCCCAATCCTAACGAGAACTACAAATGCGTGGGTAAACGATACCAGACAGATAAAACTGCTGGTAAAGAGTTTGTTGAAAAGCTTTCCGCTAAAATCGCTGCTCGTAATGCTGAAGTAGAGAAGTTTCTTGAGCCTGTAACTATCTTCCACAACGATGTCTTACTGACTGCTAGAAAAGCAGGGGATTACATTGAAAACCAGTATGACAATCAATTCTATGTCTCTCTAGGCATCTTCGACCTCGATAAAACTTCAGCGACTGCTACACTCACCAAAGACAACAAGCTTGAATTTACTTGGACTGAACGTGCAGGTAAAGGGAAATTCTCTAGCAAGATTCCCAGCTATCTAATTGCCACTTCAGCACCTGTGTTGAGCTACGAGGGTGGTGTACTTGATATCCGAGTTCCAGTGGAGTCACGAAGCAAGAATGAAGCGGTATTTGTTGGTCGGCTTGAATCGAAGTCGTAAAGAATTGCGCGAACTGATTCTCCCTATCTTTATTGAAAGGCTGAAGCAATGAACTTAATGAGGGGCGATGCGTTGCCCCTTTTTCATATCTAGAGGTATAGCCATGTTTGATTTCGACCAACTCTACAAACTAATGTTGGAGTATCTTTTCGTTATAGTGTTGACAACGTTGGCACTTCAGATTACACTTTTATTTGTTCGCACTTTAATTGAGCTTCAATAATATGTCAGACCCTCGCCGCTACAGCATTTCAATTCTCGAAGACTACTCTGAGAAGCCCTTACAAGAGATTGCACTTGCTGTTACGAAAAAGATTGAAAAGGAAATTTCCGCAGACGACTTCACTCTTGAAGATATTGAAGATTTAGAGTTAGGGACAAACTTTTTAACTACTGAAGAGCCTTACACTTGGCGAAACGTGGTTGAAGACCTTGCTCCAGCATTCACTGCTTTTCCTGACACTTGTTTCTGTTTATCTGTCAGTGATGGTGAATATGGCGGTCAATATCGCACATTGTTCTTTAATGGTAAAGCAGTGACACAGTACCCCGAAATTCGTTACGAAGAGTTTCACCCCAATGACTTTGAGTACCAAGCTTCAGAAAAAACCGCCCTAGAAAAAATTGCGATTGCAGTTGAGAAAATAGAAAATGCAGCATCGAAACACCTCAATAAAATGAGAGAATCTCTTGGTGAGTCTATGTTCGGCTACGCCTCAGATGTAGAAAAAGAAGTTGCCGATGATGTCAGTCCTGACTCACCTCCGAAACAAGGGAATTTTGCTGAAACTACCAGAAAAATCACTAACCCTCAAATCAACACAGATAATTTGAAGAAAGTTGTAGCTGAAATGGATGAACGTATAGAAAGAGTTTTCGGGAGTCGCCAAGATGCTTGACAAAGACTTCAACACAAAATATGCACAATATTTAGAGCAAGGGCATTATGGATTAGATATAAACGAGGCTTCTGTCGCAGAATTTCTCGATGATTTGTTTGAAAGCCATCTAACTAAACTTGAAGGGTTTCAGTACAGCCAGATTAAAATCAAATACGACAATGCTAGATTCTACTTTAAACTAGCTGATAATGCTTCTTACGACATGAAGGAAGCTATACAATTCCTTGTTGAAAGCAATATAGATTCATTATTGGAGATTAAAGATGCTTAAATCAATGCCAAAAGGCTCTGACATTCTCGATGTTGACCTGACTAAGCCTGAGAACTCCATCTTCATTCCTGTGAACACGGTCGGAGTCATGGGTAAGGGCTTAGCGCTCGACTTCAAAAACAAGTACCCAAATTTAGTTTGGCAATATAAGAATCTCTGCGAAAAACATTATCTTCGAGTAGGTTTTCCTGAATTTATATCTTTTGATGACTCTTGTTTAAGTATCGTACTTTTCCCAACTAAAAAGCACTGGAAAGACCCTTCTCATTTACACTGGATTAAGTCAGGATTATTAGAACTAGCTGCAAGTCCTAATTTAGATTACCTAGAGTGGAGAAGACAAACTCACAACATTCACATACCTAAGCTTGGCTGCGGTCTGGGTGGTCTTGATTGGGAAGATGTGCGACCTTTGATTGAACAGTTTGCTGATTGTATGCCCGACCACCAAATCTACCTCTACGAGTAGACGCTTTAATACTTCCTTTCTGCCATACTTTCATTAGTTATTCAGGAGCAACAAAATGTCACGGACTCGCAAACACAGAGATTTATTCTTTCTTCGTTTTCTGCATCGACTCATCAAGTCTCTTGGCAGTCCCTTCACGCACCCACGCGCAGCTAGATGGAATAAAGTACGGCGCAGGGTCAGCAGAAATTATGGAGGCTCTAACTGGGGCGACAAACAGGGAGTAGATAGTAGATATAATGACCTACCCTACAAACGAGCAGCTAAGCGGAGTGACCGTCGAGAGGCATTGCAGCAAGCACATCAACAACTTGAGGAATACATGGATGATTAAATTACCACCACGATTCAAGATTTTCCACAATGTCTCTGAAGATTATTACTTCATTAAAGAACGATTCTGTTTCTTTTGGTACAGGACAGAAAGGGATATTATTGCTTACGATGGTTCTACAGTAATAACTCATTACGAAAGCGTTGAAGCTGCCGAAACTGCAATCAATCAATGGCTCCGTAACGAAAAACAATCCAAAATTCCCGACACAATCAACCTAGTGAAAGAACTATGACCAACACCATTGCCCCTGTCGAAATCGTAACAATCTCCCGCATCATCCCTATCTACAAAAATGGCGAAGAAGCGTCGTCCATTCAAGTTGTCAACCTCAACTTCAGTAATGGAGACGAGTGCGGCTATAATGTCGTCTCGCAAAAGGGCATCTACCAAGTAGGTTCCAAGGCAGTCTACATTCAGCCCGACTACTGTTTGCCCGACTCACCTCTGTTTGCAAGTTTCACAGCCCCTAACGGCGACCCTAACAAATCTCGACTTGGCAAAAACAATCGCATTCGAGCGCTCAAGTTCAATTTCAGTTTCGAGAACAGTTCTGACCCAATTTACTCTGTCGGTATCTTACTCAACACAAATGAGCTTCCAAGCGAATTGTTGGCGGCTGAAGACCTTGCAGCAGCATTGGGCATTACTAAGTATGAAGAGCCAGAGAAAGGCGCTACAGGACTAACTAGAGGCACACTACCTTCTTTTCTGTACTCCACAGATGAAGAAAACTGCGCTAACCTCAAATCTCACATTAATCGGGTTCTTGCGAGTGGGGCAGAAGTTGCATACACTATCAAAGTTGATGGAAGCTCTTTTACCGAGTATTTCAAGAAGGATGTCGAAGGTAACTGGTACACTGGTATCTGTTCTCGTTCACTGGAAAAGAAAATCACTGACGACACTGCTGATAGTTGGGTCAAGTTGGCTAAGTCTTCTGGTCTGTACGAACGTGGTATGGAATACTGCAAAAAGCACAACGTCGAACTCGCTTTTCGTGGTGAAATCTATGGTCAGGGTTTGAAAGGAAGTGGTAACAAGCTGAATCCTCATGCTCAGTTGAAGCAAGGACTAATTCTTTTCGGTGTTGATGATTTGGCGAGCGGTTTTGCAACTCGAATCCATTATGGACAACCTCACAATCTCGAAATTATTTGTCATGAGCTAAAACTCCAATACACTCCAGCAAGACTTTTCTTTCAATTACATCCTAGAAATTACGATGAACTTATTTCATTTGCTTCTGATGTTTTTAAAAGAGAGAAAGAGGCTGGTCGAGTCATTGAAGGTATTGTAGTTCGTACACTTTACTCAAACGATTTGTCGGTCAAGGTCATGAACCCAGAATATGACAGCAAAAAGTAACTAGTAGCTCGTAACTGATTTCACATAGATGAGATTGTTGATACAGGTAAACTCAATAATTGCAAAGTTACTTGAAAAAGCGAAGAAAAAAAAAAAAATTATAATAGTGATTATGGAAAAGAACACATCAGGAATTTATTTTATTACTAATACTGCTAATAATAAGTATTATGTTGGCAGCTCAGTTTGTATAAGGACTAGGTGGAACTCTCATAAATTACATTTAAGAAAGGGTATACATGATAACAAATATTTACAAAAAGCTTGGAATAAATACGGAGAAAAGGTTTTTGATTTTACTGTTGTTGAAGAATCTACTAGAGAAAAGCTACTAGATTTGGAACAAACTTATCTGGACAGTATTGAGAATTGGGATTTTTGCTACAATATTTGCAAAAGTGTTTTTAGACCTTCAGAAAGAGAGTCATACTACATAAACTGCCACATAGATAAAAGAAATGATAAATGGAGGTTAAGACTTAAGTTTAAAGGTATAACCGCAAGAGTAGGCTCATTTTGTACAAAAGAAGAAGCACTGAAAGAAAAAGAGAATTTAATTTCTAAATTTAGCACATTTTCCGAGGGAGATAGTTATAAATATTTATCGGAGATAAAAGAAAAAAATAAAAATATCCAGACAAATAAAGGAATTAAATTACTTGATGATGGTAGATGGCAAGTAAGAATATACCTTAATAAAAATACAATTTGCTGTGGAACATATTCCACAAGAGAAGAAGCTTTGGCTATACAGTTAGAGGCAGAAAAAGTGTACAAGTTTGGGGAGGGAAGTATTAAAGAACTAGAAACACTAATAAGAAATAAAAAACTAAATGCAAGAGATAATTCTGGTAAAGGTGTATATGATATCGGGAATGGAAAGTTTAGAGCGAGAATTGTCGTTAATAAAAAGCATTACAACTCACCCACATTCTTTAGTAGGGCAGATGCTTTGGCATGGAGACTTGATATGGAAAATAAATTAAGTATTAAATGGAAAATAAATTAGGCGTTAATAGGAATTATATTCTGTAACATATATCAAACTATTTATACATATAAAATTTACAATCAAGAAATTACTAGTAAAAGCAGGACTAGAAAGACTCCCAAATCTAAAGCGCGAGTCAAATCCCGTAATAGTCCAAGCCCCACTATTCCTATCTAACAACAAGCTACCAGCACCATTTCTCAGCACCGTCTGTAGATTAATGGTGCTGTTTTGTGTAAAGACCACTCGAACCTGCTCGACACTCGTAAAATCAGCTACAGTCGTGGACGTAGTGGTTGTGACGCTCGTAATCGTGTCTAGTTTGTTTGCAGTATTGTTCGACCTAAACCATCGCCCAGCACCAGCCGTAGGCGCGAATATCTGCCCTGCGACAGTTGCATCTGAAGCTGTGGCATCGTATATTAGCCAAGACTTCAATTCAATGCAGACAACCGCAAATCCTTGGGGAATTGAGCTGACATCTAGATTGAGGACTTCAGTAAGCGTACTGAATGTAATTGGATGAGCCATTTATTTATTTTAACATCATGGAAAAAATTGACTTAGACTGGTATCAATCTCAAATAGCTTTGCTAGATGAAGCTGTAGAGAACGCAAGGCTACAGAAACAACTAGTCACATCCTTATATGTCACTAAGATGGAGGCTGAAGGTTGGGTATACATCAACACGGAAAGGTGGGACTATGACGCTGTATCAGGACTCTCCCCTAGATTAATTAGTCCTGAATTGGCATCTAAGATGGGGATTTATAAATTTGCCCCACTACAAGAATCTGAAGAAATTAGAAATTTCAGAAAACTAGCGAAAGTGGCAAAAGATTCTGGAGAAAAACCACCCACACCTAGCCAATCAATTTATGCAGAACTAACAGCGAAGTCTGACCATGAAATGTCGTGGAAAAGGAATGCAGAAGACAACTACTATGCGTGGTACAGAGAATCCCCCGAAATGCGAGGTCTTTATACTAAAGTGCTTGAAACTGAAGCGTGGCTTAAAAATAACGAAATATGTCTAGACTCACTAGTAGACGATTCTTACGAACCATAAAAAACATCAGGAATATAGTCACCAGTGTATCGCGCAGATTTGGTGACTCGTAACTGTGCAATCTCAATCCAACTCCTACTGCGGAACAATGAAGTATTGAGACTTGCTATCGCACTATCTTGAGTGAAAGTACGTTTGATGCTGAACTCCGAGCTTGACGAGCTTGCATTCATCACTTCGCTTGTTGTATTGGTAGATTCAAGAACTCCATTCAAGAATAGCGAACAAGTTGTACCAGATTTTACAAAAGACACATCAACTACTGTACTATCTGGAATATCAGTCACACCATCCAAAGTGAAGCTGCCAAAGACGATTCTGAGCTTGAGGTCATAGATGCCCCACGTAAAACCACCTTCAACATCGATAATAGCTCCGCGAGTGTTGCCAATAGGATTGAATATCTTGGCTTCAAGCGTCACATTGCCAGTTATCTCCAAGTTACTGTTTGTATAGCCGATATGCGAGTACTTATTGAGCCTCCCTGACGAAATGAGTGGTTGAACCGTAACATTCGACGTAAAACTTCTTGTGAGGCTGTACTGGGCAAAATCGAGGTGATTGACGTTATATTTGAGCAGCAAGACTGTTGTTGAAGTTAACGTATCTTTTGGTGGAACATCATTGGCAGAAAAAGGAATGCTAGCTGCTGTATTGATAGTGAGCTGGCGCAGATATCCTTGCCAACTTTGTGAAGTCCATGAGGGTGTTCCAGTAGCAGTCTTCAAAGTGCCGATACATAATGGCTCGGTTGAGTTGTTGTTGAAATTGTTAGCTGCTTTGAGGTGAGCGCTCAGTATACCATCTATAAATATTTTGTAGACTCGCCCAATTCGATTAATGATGACGCTATGCTCCTTGATATCGTCTGGTAAGGCACAAGAAAGTACGTTACTACCAAAGACAGCAAACAAGGTGCTATCAGCCGCTACACCCACATAAAAGCCTATGCTACTCGCTTTGTGGCTGCCTAGAATACAACCGTACTCGCCTACGCTCGTCTTGGCAGAAAAGAAGGAGATGGTGAAATCAGTTTCGTCAAAATCTAGTGCGCTGGTCTTAGTTGCTTCGAGCCGCCCAGTGGAGCCAAGTAAGAGGCGCGACTTGCTGATACTCGGAGTTCCTACAGTGGCACTTACGCTTGATATGCCGCTTCCTGTATACGTCGTGACCGAAGATGCGAACGCCAGATATAAAATTTCAGATGCAGGAGCTACCCAATTTATTTTTTCTGCCGCACCGACTGCGCCAGCAGGAGTGATGTTGTCGGAGTAGTTGATATTTGCGTAAAGTTTGTTAATGTATTGTAGTTCAAGTACTTGCTTGCCGAAATATGCTGTGAGAAGTGTTGCTTGGCTGTATTGCTTAGGTAGCGCGAAAAGTTCAGTGAAATTCTTGATTATGTGACCATTTGGAACCAACTCGATGAAGTATTTGGTGTACTTGCCAGCATTGAGAATTGTGAGGGTCGTGTTGGTTGCTAGGGTGATACTGATGTATTGGGTCGCGCCAGCGAGGTCAAGAGAGTATGTGTCGGTCGAAATGGTGATTGAGGTGAGTGTGTATGCGTCGATTGAGTTCTGAGGTATGTACTCGAAACCAGATGATGCGTTAAGGCTGCTGGCGACGTTCGTGTAAACGCCCCAACATTTGCGGTCGAAGTTGATTAGCGGTGTATTTTCAGGTAATAATGAAGACTCTAGTGCCGAAAGCTCTAAATCGCTGTTTATCGTATAGCCGTTGCGTGGTGGTCTGCTCATGGTGTAACTATTCTACCATTGGGATGATGACATGGATAAGTGTTGTGAGTAATATCAAATAGTTAATTACGAGAGAAGCACATGAACACAAGACACTTATATACATTACGAAACGGTACGGTAATTGTACTTGAACATATCTCCACTATTCACCCAACTACTGAGCAAGGTAGATTTAGGATTTATGAT